TACTCGGTTATAGGCGAGATGTTAACGGTTTTAGCTGTAAGTAAATCTGCTCCTCTTAATACGAACTGTGATTGAGGACTGAACAACACAAGCTTTTCTTGGAAAGGTACAGCGTGTTTAAGTGTCGATACCTTGGTATGAGCAACTCCAACATCGATGGGAGCGCCGTCTAAAAGCGTCAACACAGTCGTTCTGAAAAAGTTAAAATATTCATCGGCTTCGGAAAAGATAACAGAGCCGTCAGTCAACAGTCCAAGTCGATTCTTAAAGAAGAAGATGTCATTGATTGTCTTACCGACAAAGGACGGATTAGGGTTTGTTTCAGCGTCGCCTACAAGTCGATTAGTAAAAGTTGATTCTTGCGCAGAATAATGAACAACAGAACTGCTCGATATAACGTAACCTACACTACTTGCTGACCAAGCTGGCGCTGACTTTATATCTGTTACTGTCTCCCAATAAGTTGATCCACCGCCTGTTCCAGGCTCAGTACCTGACGATGAAGTATGCGCTTGTAACGCTTTATAAACGCTACCACCATGACTGACATAAGATTTAAAAGTAGGAACGATCTGGATCGGTAAAGTCGTGTTATCAAGCGTCGTTTGAACGCCGTACCCAACGTCTTCCACCCAAGTTCCTTCACCGAATGTAGCACCGTCTTTAGTCTCAAACTTAACGTAGTAATCGTCTTGAACGAGTTCCACATCGCCTTTGACCTTTACCCGAAAGTCGTTGTAACACTTGATAGGCAAGTCGGTGATAGCCGATACTTCCTTGTAGACAAGTCCCAAACCTGTGTTGGATAACGAATCGGAAACGGTGATGGTGTCGGTGTCGGATGCAAGGGTTATCTTAACTACTGAACCGTTACTAACCGCCGATACTCCTGTTATGTTTATAGCGGCAACACTAGCTCCGCTTGTAGATCCATTGTTGACCATACTAGCGAGCCTAGTCGCTATGTCTTCGCTACTGTGGTTAGGAGAAAAGTTATGAGTGTCGCCTACGTGTGCTGTTTGTGCTACGCCTGAAGCTGGGTCGACGGTAATCTTGTAATCTGTCTTGTCATTACCTTGCTTAACAAAGACAACAGCTTCGTTTGGTAGCGCGGTTGAAGTCGTACCCGCCATAGCAACAGTCTTACCTGTGTCAGCGACAAAAGTATAATCAGCAACGTTCAACACTCTGAAGTCGCTTAAAGGATTAGTAGCACCGTTTAGGTACGTCTGAGCGGCTGAAGTTATAGTCGTCGTTACAGCCGATCCATCGGTAGTATTAAAGATGTTTAACGAAGTAGTACCGCCAGAATGATTAAACAACATGACGTGCTTATTCGCTACATCTCTGTCAAAAAAGCTGACTAAGGCGTCGTTCTCAAGCGTCGTCCCCAACGCCGCTATATGATCGGTATGAGGACGTTTTGTAAGTCCGTCTACAACGGAGCTAAAAGCGTTTACTTGCTCTTCAGCTTGTCCAGGAAATCTTAAATTGTCAGGCTGTTGCGATACACCTTGGACGAGGTTCGGTACAGAAGTAGTAAGTAACGGCATGTCTATCTATCTACAACACGTAATACATCATAATTGTCAAATATATTACGATCTGCGTTTTCACTGTCGCTATCTATCGCTGTAGCTTTTGAGTTAATCTCATCACGAAGTGTAAAGCTCTCGATCTCAGGAGACCCAAGAAAGCGATTAGCAAACTTACGTGCCGCTCGTATCGTGATGTAGCTTCTAAATTGTTGTGGTAGTTGTTCAAAGGTGAGTTCAAAAGTAATAGAAACGTCTAGGTCTTCGCCAAAGACGTCGGTATGGTTCTTCCTGTCATACAATGTAGTACCACGCTGTACGATGTCTATGTCGTTATACTTGTCGATTGGAACGTCGACTTTAAGCGTGTTAGCGGGAAGATTGATTTTATTAGAGGCGTCTCTTACAAGTGGATACACATGCTCGGTATTGTAATGCCATCCTTCCGATTGGACTTCTCTATTGACTTCATCAAGAACGTTTAAAGCGGTCACCACAGATACAGGTAAACTACTACCGCTAATTGAATTGACGGGGCTTTCGCCTACTACGCCAATCATTGTGTTGACTGCTTCAAGCTTCGATGTAAGTGCCATATATAAAAGGTAAGAATAAAGTTAAAGAATAAATTGATTGCGAGAGAGGAGCGAGGTCAAAACGAAAATTAAAACCCTCGCTCCCCTCAACACAACCAAACAAGAAGGACTATTTCTGTAATTCAATAGCACATTCTGGACGGAGTATTCCGTGACCCATAGCGTACTTTGCAATAAACAGAGTTCCTTGGCGCTCCATCTGATACTCGGACTCAGTCGCAAGATCAAGAAGCTTAACTGTTCCAACAGCCGATGGGTGAGCAACGATACCAAGCGAGTTGGTGAAGTTACCATTGTACCCTACGCCGCCTGAACCGAACACATCGTTAGAAGAAGCTCCGTCACCTGTAGAGGTGGAAGACAAATCAGTCGATGGAAGGTGAGTAGACTTATAGATGCTGATACCAGCAACCTGAGCAATAGAACCAGAAGCAAGTGATCCAGAACCACCAACGTCTTGATTAGACGCAGAAGTCGAGATAACGAGCGATCCGCTACCACCAGTGATAAGCTTGTAATACTCTTGAGGACGAAGAACACAGAATCTTCCATCGGAAGGAACGTCGTTCTCATCGAGCTTTTGAGCGGCGGTAAACAACGCGGCAACAAGTTCTGCTCCTGTTGGATCAGTATTGTCGGAGTCGTCAGACCCGTCAGCGGGTGTTCCCATCGCGTTAGCAGATACGTCAAGTACTCCACCAAGCTTTCCACCTGTAACGTTAGCTGTAGCTTCACGAGCGGCGGCGATAAACACTTTAGCAATCGCTTCATCGAAACGTTTAGCAAGCGCTTTACCAAGCTCAGAAGCATAGACGGAACGTATATCGTAATGATTTTTTACATCGTCGATAGAACTGAGGAATGTCGAAGAAAGAAGTACGTCGTCAATAGTGATGACTTTCTCGTTCTTCTTGATGTCGCTCAAGTAAGAGTTACCGCTGTCAGCAATGTTCTGTCCAGGAGTATAGTAACTAGCGGAAGCAATACCTGTAACAGGAAATTGAGCGCTCTTACCATTCTCGATAGTACGGATAGTATGCAAAGGTTTGAAGATGTTATTTTCTTCAAAGGTCGTTAATATTTCGCCAGCAAACTTCTTCAGAAAAAGAGCATCAGTTGCTCCCGCTGAATTAATCTGACCGACGCGTGAGGGAGATGTATCTCCATTAGCCATAATTAAGTTCTCCTATTTATAGAGTTAATATTAGTGTTAGTATTATTAGTCGTTGCTAGTCGGTCAGTTGTCCCGCGCACGGGGCTGTCTTTTGCTTCGTCTAAAAAAGTGTTATCTTCGTCCTCCAGGTGTGAAGTAAAACCCCACAATCATTGGCAAGACTACGGTTGCTTGAAAGAGCGCGATATGTCCTGTTGTAACAACCAAAGGGGCTTGGCTTGCTTGAAGACTGATGAGTCCGAATAAAAGTTCGTTCCGTCCTTCTCCCGTGATGTTAGTGACGGAGACAAGTGGGACGGTTGGATAAACGGCTGTGATGCATGTGACGAACGAGAGCGTTGACATCCCGATAAGAGCAAGCATACGACGAGTACCACGGACAAAACCGCCAGCGTCCCCGCTATTGATAGATTCTTGAAACTTAACTGCTTGTTCATTATTACGTGCCTCCCTTGCCATTTCGAGTTCAAACCGATGTTGACGACCGTCTACCAACGCGCCAAACACGCCCTTTAACACGCTTCCCATCGCGGCACTTCCACCGCCTGTTAGAAAGAGTGTTAAGAGTTCAAACATATCAGATATTGGATACCGCCAATCGACGGTCTACCTCGGCGTGATACGCCTTATCGCCGCTTTTATATCGTGGGTCTTGCATTGCTCGACTCACTTCTTGCATAGATTGATACGGCATTGTCGATGTACCTGTCGTATTGCCCGTGACAAGCTTTGGTCCTTGACCACCTGTCTCGTTCTTATAACGCGCGTACAAACCGCTTACAGCGAGCTTGGCGTGTTCAACAGTTCCATTGTTTACAACGTCGTTAAAAGTGTTCATTTCTTCGTCCGACAGCACTTCGCCAGCCCATTCCGACATAGTATCGTATTCACCATTTGCCGCGCTTTTAATCGCAACTGATTCGCTGTCTTGTAGAGCCGCTTGACCACGCGCAAAGCTATCGACCAACTCGCGGTTAAGACCGACTTTAGCAAGCGCTTCATACGTTTCATCTGTAAGTTTACCGTCATTCTCAAAAAATTCCTTCGATGCGTCTGTGATTAAAGTTTGTGCTTCGTTTGATTCCGTCGATGGTTCAGTCTCATTTGTTACTTCTTCTTCGACTTCTTGTTCTTCTGCGGGTCTGCCCATCTTGGATTCAAGTTCTCCATAGGCTTTGACGAGGTCTTCCGCTGATTTAAACTTCTCTGGTAACCATTCTGGGCGTTCTTGCTCGACTTGAGGTTCTTCAACCGTCTCTGTTTGCTGTTGATCGGGTTCAATCTCGTTAGGTGCTTTTTCGTTTATTTCGACTTTTTGGTAATCTGCCATGATGTTTCACTTTTGGTTGTTGTTATTGTTCAATTTATGTAATCGTCGTGAAAAAAGACTTCCCTTAACATCTTCTTTGCTTCAGCTTCGCTGATTCCTTCGTCGTCTGGATTGGAACCTGTTACTTTCATGTAATCGGATTTCCATCGCGTAGGGTGTTTTTTACTTTTTAAATCTTTACCTCCGACTCCTAAACTTCCCCAATGATGTCGCGTTTGTTTAGTTTCTGGTTCGTAAGTAGATTCTGGTTTTATTCCAGCTTTCCAAGCTCCTCTATAATCGTACCCTTGACTGTTGGGACTAGGTTCAAAACCGAAGTCTTTTTTAAACTCATTCCGCCATGCTTTAACCTTACTGTTTGTTCTCCACCAATCCTTAAAAGCGTCTTCTTCTTTCGGTATTAACTTCGTAGCCATAATATTTTAAACTTGTACTTCGGGATTTTGTTGTTGTTGTGCAATAGCGTTTATAGTCGGCGCTACAGCGGGCGCTCCAAGCTTCATCATCATTTCTTGTTGTTGAGCCTGTTGCATTTGTTGTTGAATTTCTTCTTCCGACTTAATCAAACCTTCGGTCTCAATACCAAGTGCGGTAGCACGTCGTTTAAAGTAATCGCTTACATTGACGTATTGCATGACGGAGTCAGGACCAACGACTTGTGACGCTCCAGCAAGGAACATATCAAGACGATTAAGATCATTACCACGTCCAAGCGCTTCAACACCTGTTACTATGGTAGGTTTAACGATGTCCTTCGGAAGTTTAGGAAGGCGATCCTTCTTACCCATCCTGTCCATAAGACGCGATACAAGCGGAAGTTGGAACTCCTGTGAAAGGATTGAATAGAGACCGCCCAATGCTGATTCTAGTTCTTGGCTTAACATACGTATTTCTTCAGCTGTAACTCGTTCAGCATCACGCACCACGGAACTATTCAAAAGGAAAGCGTGAGATAAACGGTCTTGTATTTTAGCACTTACCGATTCAGCTACACGAAAATCATTAAACTTATTAAGTTGTAAAACGGATACATCACCGTCACTGCCTTGTACAATCGCACCGTTAGGCGCTTCAGCTAACGTACGCGCGCGCGTAGTACCGTTAGGATTAATCATAAACAACACCTTGGCGGCGGCGGCACTACCTTCTACAATTGCTTTAGTCAGCGCTTCAAGTGATTTAAGGTCGCCTATGTACTCTTCAACAAATCCACGTCCGTAGTCTTCGCCGTCAATACGTGTATAGCGTAAAGGTATCCAAGGTGACTTGTCGATAGAATACGATCCTTTCGACTCTTCGATGACAATTCCTTTGACGTCCTGTTGAACGATGAACTTGTCACCTTCACGAACAATACTCGTGTATAAGTCGCAGTTGTTATCTTTTGATTCCTTGTAAACTTCTTGGCGTACTTCTTCGGGAAGCATGAACGGTGCAACAGTTTCCTTCACGGCTATATGCGTGACATTGCCCATTGCATCGCGTTTAACGACGTATCTGTCTGGACGGAACACACGCATACCACCTTCGTCAGGCATGTATAAAAGCGTGTTACCACTAACCAATAAATTCTTTAGTGCTTCAAACACACCGACTCGAAACGCTTCGACTTCGACCTCTTGACTTACTGCTCGTTCAACATCGCTTAAAGCTTTTTCAAGATCGGTGCGTAACTGTTCGCCTTGCTCCTCGCCCATTTCTGCTTTCGCTTTTTCAAGCTCGTATCGGTCGATGACCAAACGAAAGAAAGGCGCGTTAGGCGGTAGTAAAGCGAGTAATAACTTAGACGCTAGATTGTTTACACCACGCGCACCTATACCTTGATAAGGCGTGTAGTACTTCGTGTGAGGACCGTGTCCTTCGGGTGGAAGAACGTAAGGTATCGTCAACTCAGCCGACGTTCTAGCGCGATCTAAAAACGACCAACGCGAGTTTTCAAGCTGAGTGTATAGGCTTTGAGCCGTTTCGTATTGCATGGATTAAGTAGGTACGTCGGTTGAGAAAGTAGGTCCGTTTGTTAATGTACCGTCATTACTTCCGCTTCCTTGATCTGTTATTGTAGTTCCTGTCCCTCCATCATTATCTCCCATTCTCCAATAAGCGGCTGGACTTAAAGAAGAGATGTCCGTAGGCACTCCTGAGTTGTATATATCCGACACATCGGACGCAGAGATAGAAGAAGTAAATAAAGCTACCTCGTCTACCTTTCCGTTAAACTGATACGTACCCGCTCTCTCACCTTCTCGTCCTATTTTAAATTTATTTGTAGTGTCAACTGAAGTAGTGCCGTAAGTCCCACTTGCCGCTTGAATATCTACTCTTGTGTTGTTCACATAGACAGCCCATCCAGCGCCGTTTCCAGTCGCAGTACCCGCTGAGTCAGTATATCCCGAAGGTACATGAAACGCGGCATAATGATTCCATGTGTTATACGAAAAAACACTAGCCGCACTTGTCCCTCCAGCAAACCCGTCGTTCCATCTAACCTTTCCGCTTGTATCAGTTCCAAAACCTCCATAGGTAGTATAAGCCGCACCTCCTAATCCGCTGACAATCATAGTGTTCTTGGATGCCGCTTGATTAAACCAATAACTGATAGACTTTACATTTAGACCTGGGTCAGATGCGAAATCTACATAGTCATCCGTACCATCAAAGCTTACGCTGTAAGTATTCACAAAAGCAGTCGTACCGTCGTATTCATACAAGTACCAATCAGTACCGCTATAAGTGATGATCTTTTTAGTGTCGGTTTCAAACAGCGTATCACCAGCGTTTGGGGCGGCTGGACGCGTCGAAGAAGTACAAGTTAAAAGTGTGCTTGGCATAATTTATTCGGGCATAGGAGACGTCCAATCATCGCCTTCTAATATTGTTAATATTTCAGAATGAGAGTAAGACGTTTTACCGCTTAATGCGCTTGGAGTATCGCCGTCAAACTTGACGAAAGTCTTACTACCATCTATTGAAAATCTAAGGGTATCCGCTGACGTCTCGCTGACCTCGTTGAAGTTGATTGAAGCGACGTCTGATGCGTCAATGATTACATATTTTCTGCTCATGGGAATTAAGTGTTATTGTAGAAGTACCAGTTACTACCGTCGTAGACATACAAGTCGTAGGTATCAGTAGCAAAAGCTATAGTGCCTACGACGTCGCCTGTACGCGCTATGATGTTTGCGTGTGTATCTCGTAGATCAATATTAAACCCACTTGTACCTGTCGAATCGAACCCATAAAGCGCGCCAAAGGCGGGACGTTTAATACCACTTGTCGCCTTTAAACCGCTTGGCTTTTTAAGCGCGGTAGTCGGAAACGATAACGACATATCTTACAAGGAGTCTGTAGTACCTGTCGCAAATAAGCTGTAAGTACCGTCGGTTCTAGCGGATACATTTCCTCGTATCTTTTCGTAGTGACCGTGGTCGTCTCTTATAGTTACGTTACCGTCGGCTGTGACCGCTTCGCTATGGATGACGCGCCAGCCTCCGCCTATATACGCTTCAACATCTACAGTACCACCGCTCGTAACTGAGCTTGATGCAACGGTAAATGTCCAGCCTTTCGAGCGTTCAACGCTGAAGGAACTGCCCGCACCTGTCGCCGATACAGCGGACAAGAGCGTGATTTTCTGGAGTGATTTTAATGCCATGATGATTATTCTTTCTGTGTATTATATTAAGTAGGTAAATTGACGCCACTTCCTGAGTAGCTTCCACCCATCGAAGGACGTGTTAACTGTGCAGTACCGCGACGCTTTTTAGACGAAGATGAACCGCCGCGCTTACCCGCTGGCTTAACGACAGCCGCCGTCTGAGTTGGAGGCGGAGGGTCAGGTGGACGTGGAGAGGGTTGTACAAATTTAGGCGATGGTATACACATAGTTAATTATTCCTTGGGACTTATTAGTGTTTTATGTTGTTCGTCATAAGTGTCTATAAGGAACTCGATGACTTTTCGTTGACCGACCTTGATCCATATCTCGCGTTCGCTATCCTTCGGATCGGGTAAACGAAGCGGAAAGCGAGCGTCTAAAGCGTCGATTAAATCGCGGCTCAAGTCGGGAAGTTTTCTAATAGAATCGGTCATTCACCTAAAAACTAATCGGATCAAACGGTTTATGTCGAGACAAATCTTCGTCTAAATCGCCTGTGACTTGATGGATTAAATGACTGTATTTTCGCTTTTGTTTTTCGTCAAAGCACGACGGCATCCATAGGTATTTAATCTGTTTGTGTTTATTATTATACTCGTCCTTACGAATAAGATAAGCCATCCACGCGTTCATAAGCGCGTCTTGTTCGGTCAGTCCAGCCTTTGTATACGCGTTAAGAACGGTGTCCCAAGTAGCGCCGTGAGTGTCGAGTAACTTCTCAGCTGACTTAACGCCGACGCGTGGTACGCCTTTGTATCCGTCAACTGGATCGCCAGCTAGTGTTTGTATTAAGTGATAGCGATCCGCTTGTTCTTTGGTTGTCTCGTGTAACTCACCACGGTTGAAGTCGTAGAACGCACAAGGTACAGACTTGAAGTCTTTATCAATACTAACGATGATACGCTTGTCCTTTCGGTTCGGTCGTTCCGTCGCTAGGATCGCGAGTACATCGTCAGCTTCAAGGTTAGGATAGATAACCGTACCGTATTCTTCGGCGAGCCACGCGCGTATAGGGTCGAGTCCTATCGGTGCAAACTTGGAACGTCTGTTCGCTTTGTACTCGCTGTTAAGCTTACGTCTGAAGTTGTTCTTATCGGATATAGCGAGGATGAAGTCGTCCGCTTTCATACGTTTTTTAAACGTTTCAAGTCGATCAACAATCCATGTCTTAGCAATGGCAAGATCAGTATGTACCGTCCATAGGTCTTCCTTCCATTGTATGTTAGCTTGCGCTGTAAACGCCGATTGATACGCCAGTACGTCGGCGTCTATTAATAATGTCGTTGTCATTTATTTCCTTTTTGTTGTTGGTTGTAATTGTGTATCGTGAGGTAGTTGTACGCTTTAAGAATAATAGCTGGGTCGTCTTTAAGTAGTCCAAGCGCTGTGTTGCAACTGTGACACAACAGTCCTCTTATAGCGCCTGTCCTGTGATCGTGATCTACACCTAGTTTTTTGTCGGAGGTGTCTTCGCATATAGCGCATTTGTGTCCTTGCTTGAACGATATGTATTCGTATTCTTCAGTAGATAAGTTGTATCGCTTTTTTAAATTAGCTTTACGTCCGTGCTTTCTTTTATTCGCACGACTACATGCTTTACATCTTGTCGTCAGACCATCCGCCCTTGCCCTGTCTTTATAGAACTCGGTCAGGGGATACTTCTTATGGCAAGTCGTACAAGTTCTCACGGGTAGTATTAGTGAGTTTCTGCCCAGTTGTTACCGACCTTGTACTCACCATCCAATGGACACTTCATCTTTAAATGATTACCCGCTTCTCTTATCGCGATACATGCGGTCTTACCGAATTGCTCTGCGAGTTCTGGTTTAACTTCCGTTTGAAACTCGTCGTGGATATTCGCTACGAATGTATAGTCGTGCATAGATCGCCAGTTACTCGTTGCCAAGTGTGTGTTTAAACTGACCAACGCTTGCTTCATCACGACTGCACCCGCCGATTGTAACAGCGTGTTAAGCGCTGAATGTTCGGAGCGTATTGGTAGTATGCGTCCGTCTAATCCTCGTAAGAATCCACCACGTTTGACCTTTGATTCAACGGCTTTCTTCAACGCGTTTAAAGCGGGAAGAGATGTAAGGAATCTTTGTTTCAACGCTTTACCTTCTCGTGCTGTACCGCCTACGATCTCTCCAATCTTACCGTCACCAGCGCCGTATAAGAATGCGTAGATAAATGTCTTTGCTTGGTCACGTGTCTTTAGTCCAGCCGCTTGTTGATTAACCGTGTGAATGTCTTCTTCTAATAACTGACGTCCGTAGTTACCACCGTCAAACCCCGCGAGGTAATGCGCAAGCATACGCAGTTCAAGACCACTCGCATCACAACCGACAAGTACGTAGCCATCACGCGCTTTAAATAACTCACGACATTCCTTGCCGTAGGGTGCGCGTACTGCTGGTACTTGTGCGATGTTAGGATAGCTATGAGTACAACGACCTGTGACCGTTCCGTTAGTATTTACCTTACCGTGGATACGTCCATTACGAACGCGTTTGATCCAAGCGTTGTCGCCTTCGGCTAACATGCCTAGACGTTTAACAACCATTAGGTATTCAAGTAGTAAGTCTGCCGATGGATGCTTTACATTTTTAAGCACGGCTTCGTCGATCTTAGGTTTACCATCGGGTGTGAAGTGTACGGGTTTCCAACCTAGTTCTTTTAAACGTGCGGCGATCTGATCGCGACTGCCTGGATTAAAAGGTATGTTCTTAGTCTTGTTGCCTAGCTTAGTCGCCTTGTTAGCTAACGCTTGTACTTGTCCGTCTTCTTTCAGTATCTTCTTTAACGCCGCTTTAGTCACGCCAAAGAACTGTCTACCGTCGATCTCTATTTCCCATCCTTCGGGTGTCTTCATCTCTTCGACTACAGGTGGAAATGTCTTCTGTAAATCGTCGAGGAGTTCAGCACGTCGTGTGGTAAGTACTTGTATTAACTTGTCCGCTTTATCTTCGTCAAAGGCAAACCCCGCAAGTTCCTGTTTACGTATGATCCTAGCGAACTGATGTTCTAGGTTTAACATACGATTGTCAGGTTCTTCATCGCGAAGGTAAGCGCCTATAGCGTGTGTCACAATTACATCACGTTCACAATACTTACGCATCTCTTCCGTATACACGTCGAAGTTCTCGGAATCGAACTCCATCTTAGACACGCCTAAACGATTACCCCACGCCTTCAAGCTATGTGACCCCCAATATTCTTTCGGGAAATCCTTACGTACCATGTCGAGTTTGAACAAGTCAGAATGTACACAACGTGTCGTCACTGCTGTGTCTAGTATACGCGCTTTAGGCGACCATCCATACAGCTTAGTCAGCGCTGGTACATCGAAGCCTATGATGTTATGTCCGACGATTGTCTCAGCGCTGTCAAGTAGATGTAGTCCTTGTTGCATACTGTCGCTATCGAAGGTCAACATCTGTTGCTTAATCGGGTTATAAACGCTCAAACAATGAACGGTATGTAAATCATCAAGCGTTACGAAGTCTTCTAACCCGTTAGTCTCGATGTCGAAGTATAATGTTTTGTTCATGTTCATAGGTAGCGTATAACTTTCTTCCAATATTCTTGTGTCTCAACCTTGTGGTAACCATTAGGTCCGCCGTTGTGTATCCGTGCTAAGACTTCCCAAGTCGCATCCTTCGGTGCGTGTCTTTTCCAATATACCATCATCACTTGTTC